AAGATATGCTGGTGTTATAGCTCAAGAAGTACAAAAAGTATTACCTGAAGTAGTGACTACTAGAGAAGATAATGGAACATTAGCTGTAGCTTATGGTAACTTAAACGCGCTATTAATTGAAGCTATTAAAGAACAACAAAAACAAATTGAAGAACTTAAAGCAGAAATTGATAAACTAAAAAATAAATAATTATGGCTTTACCAAATACACCAGGTGGTGGTCCATTATATTTCTCAGCAATCCAATCAGAGTTAAATTTTACTGGGAATCCTCAAACAGAAATGTCATTACTTTATTCTTCTTCTCTTTACACAGCAAGTGCTTATACTGATCTTAATTGTTTAATGTATCATAATATAGCAATGGGTGGAGGAACATCTTTTACAGCAAAAACAGCTATTTATGATAATCTTATCGCTGGAAGTAATCTAAGTTTTAAAAATTGGGGAAGTTATAATAAAGATCCTAGCATGGTATTAACCTTTACTATTACTAATAACACTACTGATTATATTATAAATGGTAATCTTTACATATATGATGGTACTAATGATTGGCAATTTTATACTTTTAATGTTAATAACAATGGTGGTCAAGATACTCAAACAAATTATATTACAGGAATATTAACCAATAAACCAAATGCTAAATATTGGATAAGAATAGATGCTACCGCTACTTATATAGGTGCTTTTCCTCCAGGTCCAGGTGTTACTAATAATACTACTACAGCTAGTGATACAGATAATGTAGGTGGTGGTACAACAAGAACTACATCCGCTCCATCTAATTTTGATGAAAACAATCCTTTACCTACTCAAATAATTGTAGGTGGGGATAATATAGCCACAGGAATTGGTTTAAATAAAAGAACTACTTTTACAGTAGATTTTAACTAAAACTTGGAAATTTAAAATAATTTTATTATATTAGTTATGATATGAAATTTAATGTAGATAATTTTTTGTTTCCTTACATAGATACCCTTACTAAAACAGGTGTATCTAGATTAAATTATTATAGAAATATAATAGAAAAATTAGTTAATTTAAACAAACCTATTACTGTTGTAGAAACAGGTACTATGTGGGAACCTTTAGAAAGAAATCAAGGAGCATTTACATTAATATTTGCTGATTTAATTAAAAACTACACAGGAGGAAAAATTATTACTATTGACATTTCAGAAGAACATATGAATAATTGTAAAGAATCAACTAAACAATTTTCAGATGTTATAGAATATATTGTTTCTGATTCTGTTACCTATTTAGAATCTTTAAATGATGAAGAAGTTAAACAAATAGATTTTATCTATTTTGATTCATATGATTTAAATATAAAAGATGCTGTACCTTCTCAATTACATCATTATAGAGAATTAGCAGCTGTATATAAAAGATTAAATGAAAATGTTTATATAGCTGTAGATGACAATTATTCACCTAATACTTGGGTTGAATGGTTATCAGTTATGAATGGAGAAATAATATTAAAAGAAAATATTGATATAAACACTTTTAGTCCTTCTCGTCCTTTAGGAAAAGGAACATTAATAGATTATTTTTTATTAAATAATGATTGGATACAAGAAAATTATATTTCAAACTTACCAGGAGCTCAAATAATAGGATATAAAAGAAACAATTAATTATATGATACAATTTGAATTACATAATCAACAAAACCCAGAATTATTTACTTTTAAAATAGAAATAGATGAAAAATTAAAAACTATTATAAAAGAACCTTTAACTGTTAAATTTTCTACTATTTCAAATGAAGGAGGATGGGAAACAAAAATAATACCTGGTGGTTGGGCTACATGGAATGGTGGAGGTTGTAGTAGATGGAATATTGTTATTATGGATAATAATAACAATGTTTTGTTTACTAGAGAATACAACTCACTTTATGATGGTGGTGAATTAGATAAATTTTTTAGTTTTTACTGTAAATTAAATAAAAACACAAAAGGAATAGTTATTGGAGCTCATAATGGTGAGTGGGGACATTGGACTCAACCTGTTTTAGATAAAGATACAGACTGTCTTATTATTGAAGGTTCAAAACCTCAATTTGATAAATTAATAAAAAATTATAAAAATTATAATAATTGTACATTAATTAATGAGATTGTAACAATAGATGGAGGAGATATTGAATGGCATACAGGAGGAGAAGGTTATACTGATTCAGTTGTTAAACAAGTTAATCAAAGATTTTTAAAAGAAGAAGAAATTACAACAGAAATTAAAAAAAGTATATCAATTAATAATTTAATAGAACAGTATAATTATCAAGATTATGATTGGTTACATACAGATATTGAAGGGTATGATGCTGAATTAATTATGGGTTTAAAATATCTTCCTAAATTTATTATTTTTGAAAATGAACATTCTAAATTTATAGGAACTTATGAACCTTGTATTAATCATTTAAAAAATTTAAATTATGAAATAATTGAATATGGTATCGATACTTTAGCTGTAAAACAATGAAAACAATAACAATTATAGATGCTTTTATTAGTAATAACAGTCAAAAAACTTTATTAAATAATTTTTTATTAACAATAAATCAAATTAATCCTGTTTTATTAATAACTAATAGTTTAATAGACAAATCTATTGTTGATAAAGTAGACTATTTAATTTATGATAAAAATAATAATTTATTTAAAAAAACTTATGATAATTATGAGAAGTTTATCTCATGGAAAAAAATTAATAATTTAAAATTTAATTCTGTTCATTATCATACTCAAAAACATGGTTTATCTGTTTTAATAAATTTATTTAGAAGTTTAAAATTTGCTAAAGAATTAGGTTATACTCACTTTAGAAGAATAGAATATGACACAGTTTTAGGTGGAAAAAGTATAAATGATATTATTAGTACTCCTTTAAATTGTTTTAATAATAATAAAAAAGCTAAATTTTATATTAATGAAAAAGGATATCATAGTTTTCAATATTTTTTTAGTGAAATAGATTTCTTTTTAAACAATTTCCCAGAAATTAAAAATGAAAATGATTATATTAATTTAATTCAAAAAGAATTTAATAATTTAGATTTTGTTATTGTTGAAAAATTAATGAGTCATTATATTAATAAATTAAATAAAGATGAAATATATTTAAAAAATGATTTAGCTCTTGAATTAAATGATTCTATTTGGAATCAATCTTTATCTAATTCAGGTACTATAAAACAAATGCTAGGTTGTTCAACTGAATTATATAAACAAGGGGATAAAAACTTAATTTTTACTTTTAATAAACAAAATATACCTTTATATAGAAAAGTAATTATTTATTATCACAATAATAATCCTGATGTTTTTGAATATAATTGTAAAAATGAAGGAGAATGGTTTTTAAATGATATAAAAGAAGATGTATATAAGATTGAAATATACGATAATAATATTTTAACCTTAAAACAACCAGTTACAAAAATAGAAAATTATATAGAAGTGTTATGAACAAACCAAAAATATACACCCATTGTTCTTATATAGGAACTACAGGTTATAATAATCATACTAGAGATTTTTTTAGACAATTACGCAAATATCTTCCTTTAAAAGTTAGAAATTTTACTGTTGGTGATTCTTGGAAAGGTATTAATGATACTCCTCATGAAGGTGAAAAATACTTAGATGATATAGATAGATCTCTTTTGTATAAACAAGTATGTTATACAAATGAAGGTACAAGAGCAGATTATAATATATACTCTTCAGAAAACAAAAATTGGAATCATGATATTAATTTAGTATTAAGTGAAACTAATCATCATTTATTTTATGATTCTTATAGTGGACCTAAAATAGCTTATAATGTTTGGGAATCAACACTTCAACCTGAAGAATTTTTTAATAAATTAAAAGAATTTGATGAATTTTGGGTACCTTCAAAATGGCAAAAAGAATGTTCTATAAAACAAGGTTATCCTAAAGATAAAATTAAAGTAGTTCCTGAAGGAGTAGATGTTCATGTATTTTATCCTAATCCACAAGTTAAACATAAATTAACTTCAGATGGTAGATTTAAATTCTTTTTAGCTGGTAGATGGGATTATAGAAAATCAACTAAAGAAATTATTGAAACATTTTTAAAAACATTTGATAAAGATGAACCTGTTGATTTGATTGTTTCTATTGATAATATGTGGGGTAAAGATTTAGATGGATTTGAGACAACTGAAGAAAGATTATCCCATTATAATTTAACAGACCCAAGAATTAAAATATTACATTTTCCATCAAGAACAGATTATATTGACTTATTAAAATCATGTAATGTATTTGTATCTTGTGCTCGCTCTGAAGGTTGGAATTTACCTTTAATTGAAGCAATGGCTTGTGGAACACCTTCAATATATTCTAATTGCTCAGGTCAATTAGAGTTTGCCGAGGGAAAAGGAATACCAGTAAATATTTTAGGAGAAAAATCAGCTGATACTAATTCATATGCTAGATATAAAATGAGTGATCTTCCAGGTAATTATTATGAACCTGATTTTGAACATTTATCTCAACAAATGAGATTTGCTTATGAATGTTATGACCAAGTAAAAGAAAATGCTTTAATTGAATCAAAAGAAATTAGAGATAATTTTAATTGGGAAAAAATAGGACAAATAGGTTATCAAACTTTAATGAAATTTTACGAAAAACATAAAGAAAAAAATACACATTTGAAAAACGAAATAAAATTTAATTATTTAGATGGTCCTAAAGTTGAAGTTATAGGTGATAAATTTGAACATTATAAAGTTGAATTTTTAGATGAAACTGATAATGTAATTTATGAAGATACTATCACAAATAATATGTGGACAAAATGTTCTAGAAAATATTACACTGGATGGAAAATTAGAGTTAATGGAATTGTTATAGATAAACTTAATCTTAAAGATAAACGTGTATTAATTTGTCTAGAATCAAAAGCTATAGGTGATACAGTAGCTTGGGCTCCATATGCTGTTGATTTTGCTAAAAAACATAATTGTAAAGTAGTTTTATGTACTTTCTTTAATGATTGGTTTAAAAAATTAGAAGAATATAAAGATATAGAATTTATAGAACCTGGAAAAACAACAGAATGTTACACTGTTTATAGAATAGGTTGGTTTAGAGGAGATACAGGAAAATGGGATAGATTTGATATGCAACCTAATCAAGTAAATTTAATACCTTTACAACAAACAGCTACAGATATTTTAGGTTTAGAGTTTAAAGAATTAAATTATGGATTGGATTTTCAAGCTATTCAAGATCCTTTAAATAAACCATATGTTGTATTTGCTCCTAATGCTACTTCTGGTTGTAAAGAATGGAATTATGAAAATTGGGTTGAATTATCTAAATTAATAAAAAAATTAGGCTATGAAATAATAGTCTTAACTAAAAGTTCATATGATATTCCAGGTACAACAAATGTTTATGGAAAACCTTTAAAAGTAGTAGCTAATTATTTATATCATGCTAAAGCTTTTATTGGATTAGGTTCAGGTCTATCTTGGTTTAACTGGGCTTTAGGAAATCATACTTATATGATAAATGGTTTTGCTAAACCAGGACATGAATTTACTTCTAGAGTAACTAGAATTTATAATGATAATGTTTGTATTTTCTGTTGGAATGATCCAGTTTACGCATTTGATGCTGGTGATTGGAATTGGTGTCCTGTATATAAAGGAACTAAATTACAACATATTTGTCAAAAATCAATAACACCTTTACAAGTATTTAATTCTTTAAAAATATGAAAAGTTTTGACTGGGGAAATTCTAATAAATGGTACAAAGAATGTATAGGAAAAGAAATATTTGAAGAAAAAATATATGAAAAATTTTTTTCTGTTGAAGAAAATGATATTGTAGTTGATATTGGGGCTAGTATTGGTATTTTTACTTATTCTATTTTAGATAAAAATCCATCTCATGTTTTTTGTTTAGAACCAAGTCCTGAACAATTTATTACTCTTAATAAAAATACACTTGATGGATTTGTAACATGTATAAATAAAGGTATTTCAGATGTTGATGGTTTAAAAGTATTAAATGAAGTTTATGGTTATAATAATCAACCTTTAGAAGTTTACACTTTAAAATTTGATACTTTTATTAAAAAATATAATATTGAAAAAATAGACTTTTTAAAAACAGACTGTGAAGGAGGAGAGTATAATATCTTTACTATAGATAATTTAGTTTGGATTAAACAAAATATTAAAAAAATAGTAGGTGAATGGCATTTAGAAACTCCTTTACAAAAACAACAATTTAGAGAATTTAGGGATGTATTTTTAAGATTATTTAAAAATTATGAAATATATTCTGTTGATGGAGCAAATATTAAATGGGATTTATGGAATGAACATTTTCTTGAATATTATAAACAAATAATAATTTATATAGACAATCGCTAATAATTTAAAAATATGAATACAATAAAATTAACACAAGAAGAATTAGATAAAATATCTAAATTGAAAAAAATTGATCAAGAATTAATTTGGGAGATAGGTCAAACAGAAACTGATATTGTTATTTTAGAATCTAAAAAAGAAAAATTAAAACAAAAATTTTTAACCCATTTATCAGAACAAAATAATTTTGCTGATGAATTAAATAAAAAATATGGTATAGGAAAAATAAATTTAGAAACAGGAGAATTTATTCCTCAATAATACATTTTGTAAATATTCTGCCATATTTATCATTAGACTCAATCTAGATAAAAATTAACATGGCAACAGAAACATTAATTTCACCAGGTGTATTAACAACCGAAAATGACCAGTCGTTTGTGACTACTGGTCCTGTATCAGTTGGTTTAGCATTGATAGGTCCAGCTGTTAAAGGACCTGTTAATATTCCAACTGTAGTTACTTCATACTCAGACTTTAAAAATAAGTTTGGAGGTTCTTTCTTATCATCATCAACTAATTATGAATACCTAACATCAATGGCTGCCTACAATTATTTTCAACAAGGTGGCGATTCAATTTTAGTTACTCGTATTGTTAGTGGTAGTTTTACAAGTGCTACAGCTAGTATTGGTGTTACTGGCTCAACAGCAACTAATTTTACCTCTAGCTTTACTCTGTCAACTATATCTAAAGGTAACATAATGAACAATTTTGCTGACTCAGGTTCTAATGGAACTTTAATATCTGGCTCAACAGAAAATGTTAGATGGGAAATTCAAAACTCTAATGCTAGTTTAGGTACATTTACTTTAGTTATCAGACAAGGTACTGATACAACTTTAACACCAAGTGTTTTAGAAACATTTACTAATGTATCTTTAGATCCTTTAGCTCCAAACTATATTGAAGCTGTTGTTGGTAACCAATATAAATCAGTTGAATATGATGCTTCTGTTGGTGGATATTATGTTAAAATAAATGGTGATTATACTAATAAAAGTAACTATGTTTATGTAAGTGCTGTAAATAAACCAACCCCAGGTTATTTTCAAAATGATGGAACACCTGTAAATGCTTATACTTCATCTGTAGTTAATTTAGCTTATTTACCAGGTAATGGATCAGGTTCATACAATGGTTCATTTGGAAGTGGTACAGGACAAAATCCATTAGACGGAACTACTATGTTCTCTGGTATTTCTACTACAACTCAAGGTTTCACAGCTGGACTTTATAATACAGCTAGTGCTATTTTAAGTAATAAAGATGAATATGTCTTTAACTTAATAACAACTCCAGGTTTAGTAAACAGTGTTCATTCATCAGCTACAAGTACCTTTATGACATTAGCTGAAGAAAGAGGTGATTGTTTTTATATACTTGATTTAGCTCCATATAATTCTACAATTGGAACTGTAACAGCTCAAGCATTAACTGAAGATAGTTCATATGCTGGTTCTTATTGGCCTTGGGTTCAAATGGTATCAAATGAAACTGGTAAATTAGTTTGGGCTCCAGCCTCAACAGCTATGGCTGGTGTTTATGCTTTCAATGATAGAGTAGCTGCTGAATGGTTTGCTCCAGCTGGTTTAAACAGAGGTGGTTTAGGTGGTGTTATTCAAGCTGAAAGAAAATTAGCTCCATCTGATCGTGATACATTATATGCTGCTAAAGTTAATCCAATAGCAACATTCCCAGGTGTAGGAGTTGTAGCTTATGGTCAGAAAACATTACAAACTAAAGCTTCTGCTCTTGATCGTATCAATGTTCGTAGATTGTTAATTAATTTAAAGAACTTTATTGGTGGTGTAGCTAATACAATTGTATTTGAACAAAATACAACTGTTACAAGAAATAACTTCTTAGCTAGAGTTAATCCATACTTAGAATCAGTACAACAAAGACAAGGTTTGTATGCTTTTAAAGTAGTAATGGATGATACTAATAATACTTCAGATGTAATTGACAGAAACCAATTAATAGGTCAAATTTATATCCAACCAACCAAAACAGTTGAATTTGTATTATTGAGCTTCAATATTACTCCAACTGGTGCAAGCTTCTCTTAATGTCTAATATTTATAACAAATAAATAACCATGCCAGTATTAAACGCAAACGAAATCATGTTCACTGCTTTTGAACCAAAGGTTCAAAACAGGTTTATTATGTATATCGCAGGTATTCCTGCTTATTTAATTAGAAAAGTAACTGCTCCTAACTTTGAAGCTGGTGAAATCATATTAGACCACATCAACGTTTACCGTAAAGTTAAAGGTAAAGTTAGATGGGGTGATATGCAGATCGAATTATACGATCCTGTTACACCATCTGGTGCTCAAGCTGTAATGGAATGGGCACGTTTAGCACACGAATCAGTAACAGGTCGTGATGGTTACTCAGATTTCTATAAAAAAGATTTACGCTTTGATATCTTAGGTCCAGTTGGTGATGTAGTAGGTGAATGGATTGTTAAAGGAGCCTATGTTAAAACAGCAGCCTTTGGTGATTATGATTGGTCTCAAGATCAATATATTAACCTTAGTGTTACTGTAGCTATGGATTATTGCATATTGAATTACTAATAGTAAATTTAATAAAGAAATTAGGGTTTGGGTTTTCCCAAACCCTTTTTTTTCATATTTATAACCATGCCGACAATAGTATCTCATAGTATTCAAATAGACGCAGCTATATTTAATGAATATAAAGAACAATTTGCTACTCCTTATTTTTCAGGTAGTGAATTACTTTTTCTTCAAACTTATTATACAGTTCCTCTTGAAAATAGACATAGATCTAATACAACAGAATTATTCCCTCAAATAGCAGCTCAATCTGAAAATGGTGCTGCTAGATATTTTGAAATAACAGGTGAATTTGCTTATAATGTAATATCAGCTAGTTATGTAAATGAAATAAATAATACTTATTTTAATCAATAAAATTATGTCAACAACATTGTCAGGTAGTGTAACATCAGTAATAGGAGAAAATATAGGTACTATTTCAATAACAGTTACTGGTGGATTAACAGGATCTGTTTATCCTATAATAGCTTTAACAGGTTCAATTGATCCAAATTACCCATATACAGGTTCATTATAATAAAATAAAGAAAGAATAAAATGACTCAAAAAACAAAACAGCAAATACAATCAGATGCCTCAAATTTTATTGAGAATAATATAAATAGAGCTATCACAGCAGCTGATGTTAGACAACGTGTAATAGATTTAGCTGATAGTACTGTATTTACAACTGGATCATCAATAATTTCTGGATCTATTATAGTTTCTGGTTCAATAATTGTTACAGGATCATTAATAATAACAGGTTCAAATACATTAATAGCTAACACTCCAGCTGAATTTACAAATGTTATAAGACATTTAAAAGATTACAATCCAGGAGGTACTCCTTCATATAATGTATTTGCTACTGGTGATATAGCTTTTGCTCAAGGTGATTTTGTTAGAGCAACTGGTGATTTTTCATTTGCTAATGGTTATTTAATTTCAGCTAGTGCTGAATTTTCTCATACTGAAGGTGGAGGTAATACAGTAACATCTGGAAGTGATTTAGCTCATGCTGAAGGTATTCTTAATACTATAGGTTTATCAACAACACAAACAGCTCGTGGAGCTCACACTGAAGGTGGTGGAAATACTATAATATATGGTGAGGCTTCTCATTTAGAAGGATATTTTAATAAAGGATATATTAGTGGTTCTCATGCTGAAGGTTTTAATAACACTATGGGTGGATATCTTTCTCATGTTGAAGGTGAAGGAAATTTAGTTGGGGATCTTTCTTTAGCAGTTAATGGTCAAGTAAATAGAACAACAGGTAGTCATGTTGAAGGTGTTAATAATAGTTTACAAGGTGATTATTCTCATGTTGAAGGTATAAAAAATACAGTTTTTGGACATGGAGTTCATGTTGAAGGGCAACAAAATATAGTTAATAGTCTTAACTGGGTTACTGGATCTTATTCTATTTGGCGTAATAGTTCTCATATAGAAGGTAGAGAAAATACAACAGATGGAAATGATTTACATGTTGAAGGAATGAGAAATTTTGTTACAAGATCTTCTGTAGTACATGCTGAAGGTTTTGGAAATACAATCTCAGCCATAAGATTTCAAGATAATGTACAATATGCTCATGCTGAAGGTGGAACTAATACAATATATAGTAGTTATGCTCACGCTGAAGGTTATAATAATATTGTAGGTACAGGTTCATGGGGAAATGGATATGTTCATGCAGCTCATGGTGAAGGATGGGACAATATAGTAACAGGTCCTGGATCACATGTTGAAGGTAGATACAATACAGTAATTGGTAGTTATTCACATGGTGAAGGTAAACAAACAACAACGTTTGGATCATACAGTCATAATGAAGGATCAGGATCTATAATATCAACAGATACAGTAGGAGCCCATGCTGAAGGTCTTAGAAATACAATAGGTGATTCTGCTAACCCAGCTCATTTTTCTCATGTTGAAGGACTTAGTAACACAGCTTACGGTGATTTTTCTCACGCTGAAGGTTTAATAAGTATAACTTATGGTAAACATGCCCATGTTGAAGGAGATGATAATGAAGCTGGTGATAGTAATTATATAAACTCTCTTAGATTTGGTAGTCATGCACATGCTGAAGGTTGTTATAACTGGGCTATGGCTTATGGATCCCATGTTGAGGGTAATAATAATCTCACAATTAATACTAATTATGGTGGTTCTAAAGATTTTTATGAATATTCAGCTGCTTGGTCTCATGTTGAAGGATTCTCTAATAAATGTTATGGTGCTTGGTCTCATATTGAAGGAGCTGATAATACTGTACTTGGTAATTTTAGATCAGCTTGGTTTAATCATATTGAAGGTGAGTTAAATACTATTCAAGATCGTGTTTATAGTGCTCACGTTGAAGGACATAAAAATACTTTACGAACTGGTAACTGGACTCATATTGAAGGTTATAATAATACAGTACTTGGTAGTGGTTATAGTCATGTTGAAGGTGGTAGTAGTAACCTAGAATTTTCAACTTTTGCTCATATTGAAGGTGGTGTTAACTTTATATCATATGCTAGTTTTGCTCACGCTGAAGGTTATGGTAATACTATAACAGCAGTTGGTGGACATGCTGAAGGCTTTAGAAATAGTGTAGTAGGGATTTATTCTCATGCTGAAGGTTCTGGTAATACTACTAGAGGTCTTTATTCTCACGCTGAAGGTTCAGGATCAATTACTTATACTACAGCTACAGCTTCACATGTAGCTGGTTTACAAACAATAGCTAGTGAAAGTTATGTTAATGTTGTTGGTCAATACAATTTAAATCGTAACCAATCTAATGATTTATTTATAATAGGTAATGGTTCTTCAAGTAATAGAAGTGATTTAGCTAGATTTAATAAAACATTTAGTGTTTTATCTCAAAGTATATATTTCCCTGATTTAACACAAGTAACACAAAATTATGTTGTAGGTTGGGACCAAAATGATGGTGGTAAATTATATGTGCAACCAGTTGGAGCTGCTACAGGTTCAGTAATTGTTTATCAAACAAGTTCACTAGTTAATGGAACTACAGTTAAATTTAACTTTACTGGTTCAGGTGTAACAGTGACTCAAAGTGGTAGTGATGGAGTATTAATAAATATACCTGGTGGAGGTGGTGGAGGTGCTGGTACATCTGGTACTAGTGGTACTAGTGGCACCTCAGGAATAAATGGTACTTCTGGTACTTCAGGTGCAGCTGGTACATCAGGTTCAAGTGGTACATCAGGAAATTCAGGTTCTTCAGGCACATCTGGTTCAAGTGGCACTTCAGGCATAGCTGGTACATCAGGTTCAAGCGGGACATCAGGAGCTGCTGGTTCTTCAGGCACATCTGGTTCAAGTGGCACTTCAGGTTCATCAGGAACATCAGGTTCTTCAGGTACATCAGGTACATCTGGTTCAAGTGGCACTTCAGGTTCA